ACGGTCAACGCCAACACGCCTGAGGGCAAGTACACCGTCGCCGCCATGTTCATTGGCTTCGAGAAGGTGGGCTACAAGATCAAGGACGAGACGCACCTTGTCACAACGTCTGAGGGCGACGAGCTCCCGCAGGTGACGATATGACCGACCCAGAGCGTCAGGAGCTGCTCGACGAGATCGAGCGGCTCCGCGCCGCGTTGAAGCGCATCGCAGGCGGTTGGCCAAAACCCATGCAACTGGCCCGCGAGACGCTCGAAAAGAAAAAGTGAATTATTTTGCACAAGGGGCTTGCAAGTAAACGCTTGCACGTCTACGGGTAGTTTCATCAAGCAAGCACAAGGAGACACCGACATGAAACTACACTGCATCAGCACCGACAAGGCCTTCCGGTCCTACAAGATCGTTCGCGGCCACGCACAGGCCAAGGCACTCTTTGTGCTTCAGCAGCAGATCCTTGAGACGGTTGATCGCGTACTCGTCAGCCGCAACTTCATCAGCAAGTACCCAGACGAGGCAAGCGGCCACACGTCGCTCGACACCAACCTCACGGCGCTTCATGCGTTGATGAGCGCCAAGCGCGCAATCAGGGGGCTATGAGCATGCACAGCATCCCTCTCATAACCACACCCGTCCGCCAACTGGACGACAAGCTCTGGGCCATCTTCAGCAAGAAGGGCCCGCTTACCGCAGCGGAGCAGGCTTACCTCGATCGCGTCGAGGCTGAATACCAAGCGACTATCTTTGACGAGGAGGAGTATAACTGATGAGCATATTCAATCCATGGGGCGAGATCCGCAGGCTCAAGGCCCAGCTCGAGGCAGGCTACGAGACGTACCGCATCGAAGAGACGCAGCAACAGGCAGAGTGGGCCAAGAAGGGCGCTCGGCTGCTCGAGCTGGAGCGTGACAACGCCGACCTGCGCCGCGAGCTCAAGGAAGCCATTGGCCGTGGTGCCGATCACAACTTTGAGCTCGAACTCAAGCTGAGCGAGATGACTGCGCAGCGCAACAAGGCGAACAACGCCATCAAGCGCAAAGATCGCGTTATTCTGCGCCGCGACAACGACATCAAGTCGCTCAAGAGTATGTTGCGAGAGCTCCGTGAGAAGTATCACACTGTGTACGGCAATCACGGCGAGGCGTCTTACAACATGGGCAAGCTTAAAGTCTTGTGCACCAACCTCAAGGTTGAGAACCATGAGCTCAAGAAACAGCTCGCTCAGGCTGTCGACCCCCGCGACCCTAAGACGGGCCGCTTCACCAAGAAGGCGAAGTGACCATGCTCTACGATTTCGACATCGAGTATGAGCTGTTCGAGGAAGGCCCGATCGACGTGATCGAGTACTACGTCACAGCCTACGACACCGACACCGGCCGCATCCTGCGCCACAACATTGGCTTCCGCACGCACGACCTGTTCATCGACCCAGCAACGGGCGAGGAGCACGTCTACCCACGCAATCACAGCGACGCTCAGCGCGAGGTCGAGCTGCTCCTGTGCTCAGTGCGCAAGAAGGGCGCGATCAATCCGGTCTGGTGGTCAGAGCTGGTGCCGGCGGCGGTCTACCCGTGACGGCGAACGACAACACGATGCCGGAAGACGACGGCGAGTATCTGTCCGAGGAAGAGCTGAGCGACATGCTTGGCTCAGCCTCGCACCTCGGCACCGTTGTCGAGCGGCGGCTGATCGTCACTTGGCTGAACAAGAACGCCGCCGACTTCTTATTCGAGCCCGGCCTCGACCCCAAGCTTCAAGAGTATGGCACGACAGTGCTCGAGATGGTCGCCGACGCGATCACGATGCAAGAGCACTGGACAGGTGCCAATAACATTAGGGAGACAATACAATGACACGAAGCACCGACGAAATCATCAGGGAGGCAGCCCGCGTGCTGTCGAAGCAGGAGAAGCTGCGCAAAGAGCAGCGGGTGCTCGACACGCGCGTGCGCGAGCTGTGCCGCGAGTTTGAGACGGCTGAGCGCTGCTGGGGCCTTGCGCCTCACATGCTGCGCCAAGAAGTCGAGACGCGCACCAAGAAGCGGATCGTGGCATGACTAGCAACAACTGGCTATTTGTTACCATCATCGGCCTGTTTGGCCTGACATGCTATCTGATCGCCACGCGCCCTGAGATCACGCAAGAAGAGCGCGAAGAGATGGAAGAGGAATGGTGGGGGTGAGCAATGCCAATCCGTAAGTTTGACCGCATCTTTGGGGACAACGGTCTCTACACTGGCAAGCACGCAGCCGTTGTCGAATGCGACAAGTGCGGCAAGCAGATCGCATTTGAAACCGCGCATAGCTTTGGCGATGTCTATCAGCCGCCGGAGGTTGAAGAGCTTGGCTTCACCAAAATCTTAAAACCCAATGGCTATGATTTTATTTGTCGATGAGGGTTGTATCAAGCAATCGCTTTAATGTAGGCTGACCAGTTCAGCATGAAGGAGCACATAGTGGAACAATCAGGACTAGCACGCGCGGTCCAGTTCGCAGGAGGCGTTACCGCCTTCTCTCGGACGGTCGGCGTGTCCCATCAGGCGGTCTACCAGTGGCTGCAACGCGGCTGGCTGACGCCGAAGCGCGCAGAGCAGGTAAGCGAGCTGTACGGGGTGCCTGCGGCCGAGCTGCTCGACCCAGAGATCACCAAGCTCGTGCGTGTCACTGACGTGGCCGATGTAGCTCAAGACCTCCTTTAACTGGAGGGCCACCCCATGCAGGATGAAAGGGACACATCCATGCCTAAAGTCGCGACCATTTCGCCTCAAAACCGCACGCTCGACGCGCCCGAGGAGCTGAAGGCGCTTCCTGCGTGGCTGGTGTGGCGCTATGAGCAGCACCCCGGCGAGGAGAAGCCACGCAAGGTGCCGTATTATGTCGAGGGCGGTCGGCGCTTCGGGCAACAGGGCTCGCCGCAGGATCGCGGTAAGCTGACTGCCTTCCACATGGCGCGCGACGAGGCTATGCGGCGCGGCTTTGACGGCGTGGGCTTTGCGCTCATGCCCGACTGGGGCATCACCGCGTTGGACTTCGACAAGTGCGTCGCGCCTGACGGCTCGCTGCCGCCAGAGATCAACGAGATCATCGCCAACACGTACAGCGAGTACTCGCCCAGCGGCGAGGGCGTGCGCGCCTTTGTGCGCGGCAACCTCGGCAACCATAAGAGCTACGCAGAAGGCGGACGCTACGGCTTCGAGACCTTCAACACGAACGGCTTCGTCACCATAACCGGCCGGCAGACAACGATCTGCGAGCTGGTCGGTAACGACAACCGCATCTCGGCGCCCACCGCCAAGGTAGTCACGCTGTGTGAGGCACGCTTCGCGGCGAGCACGGCGTCCAAGCAGTCCGACCCGGCCGACTTCATGATCGGCCACGAGCCGAAGCTCGGCCTGAGCATTGCGCAGATGGAAGAGCTGCTCGCAGCGCTCGACCCCGACATGCGCCGCGAAGACTGGATCAAGGTCGGCATGGCGCTACACCACGAGACCGAGGGTGGCGACGACGGCTTCGAGATGTGGGACGAGTGGTCAGCCGGCGGCTCGACCTACCCCAGCACGGAAGGTCTGCGCGGCCAGTGGGACAGCTTCGATCGGCGCGTCGGCAACGGCCACCGGCAGGTGACCATGGCGACTGTGATCAAGCTGGCTAAGCAAGCGGGAGGCACGCTCACCGCAAACCCTACTCAGGCGGCGTCCGTCGATGATCTGAAGCAGGTGGCCGAGCTGGCCGCCGAGACGGCCGCCGCCAACCCAACGCACGGCATGCAGACGCCGCCAGACTTTGACGGCAAGTTCCACGTTATCAGCGCAGGCAACCTAGCGCGGCGCAAGCCGGGTGAGTGGCTGATCAAGGGCGTCCTGCCTAAGGCCGAGATCGCTGTGCTGTTCGGCGCGTCTGGCAGCGGCAAGAGCTTCGTCGGCATTGACCTGTTGGCCACGATCGCACGCGGGCAATCATGGCGTGGACGCAAGACTAAGAAAGGCCGCGGGCTGATTATCGCAGCAGAAGGCGGCGGCGCCTTCGGCAAGCGCATCGAGGCTTACGCGCGCCACCATGAGATGGACGCCGACGACCTCGAGCTGGGCATCATCGTTGCGCCGCCGAACTTCATGCTCAAGGAAGACATCAGCGAGCTGGTCAAGGCGGTGACCGCAGCAGGCGGTGCCGACGTGATCATGGTCGACACCTACGCGCAGGTCACGCCGGGCGCGAACGAGAACGCAGGCGAGGACATGGGTCTGGCGCTGGCCAACGCTCGCGCTCTGGCCGAGGCGACAGGCGCGCTAGTCATCCTTGTCCATCACTCGGGCAAAGACGCGAACCGCGGATCACGCGGCTGGTCCGGCATCAAGGCTGCGGCTGACGTCGAGATCGAAGTGCTCAAGCACGAGAACGGCGAGCGCGAGATCCGCACGACTAAGATGAAGGACGGCGACGACGGCCTGAGCTGGGGCTTTAAGCTTGAGATCATCGAGGTCGGGCTGGATGATGACGGCGAGGCCGTCACGAGCTGCGTCGCGATCGAGGCTGAGCTGCCGAAGCCTGACGCGGACGACAAGCCGCGCAAGGGCATCAAGAAGTTTGGGCGCGTTGAGACGCACATCCTTGAGACAATCGAGGCGACCGTCGATCCGTTCGCAGCGGACATGGACCTGAGCGCCTTCGTGCAGCTATGCGTCGATGGCATGCCTGCCCCTGAGCCGGGCAAGCGTGACGTGCGTAAGCAGGACATCCAGCGCGCCCTCAAGAGCCTAGTGAAAGGCCCCGAAGCGCCGCTCGTGATCGACCATGGAAAGATTATTTTCATGACAAGCTGATTAGGGGGTTGCAAGTGATTGCTTGCACCTCTATATGCTACGTATCAAGCAACGAAAAAGGGAAACTACGACATGACACACGACATATACTTCACCGAAGCCCACCGCGCCCATCAGGCGTATGTGCCGGGCTATTGGCGTGCTGACTGCGAAGACGGTCGCTATTACACCGAAATGGAATGCGAAGTTGCAGGCCGCGAAGAGTTTGCTGAGAACGCTAAGCGCTATTTTGAAACGAACTAAGAGGGAAACTACGACATGCAAAAAGACCGTAACTATTATCGCCAGTGCGACAGTGCCACGATCCTTGTGTTAGCCAAGGAGGGCGGCGACGAGCTGTCTATGGTGCTGGCCGAGCGTCTGGCTGACGCACTCTTCGACCTCGAGCACGCAGACCGTAACGAGATCGCCGACCTGAACGCCGAGATCAACGACCTTAAGGAAGAGATCACCGAGGCGAACCAAACCATCCGCTACCTTGAAAGTGAACTGGAGAACGTAAAGTGAGCTACCGCATCGAAATTACCGCCGCATCGTTGGAAGAGCTGGCCGACAAGGCTCTGGCTCTGGGCGGTCGTCTGGTTGTCGTACACACATCAGCGGCCTCATCTCAGATCCGTGCGGAGGTCGCCGAAGCCGCACCCGTGGACCCTACGCCGGCCCCCAAGAGTGCCCCAGTTGTGGAAGTCTCCGAGAGCCAGCCAACGACGACGGAACCCTCTTCTACCCCTGCCCCTGCGGCTAAGGATGGCGTGCCGGACTTCGACACCGTCGTCACGCCGCTGGTGCTCAAGCTGGTCGAGGTGAAGGGCAAGCCTGCCGCGCAGGAAGTGCTCGGCCGCTTCGGCGTCATCAAGGCCTCGCATCTTTCTGACGAGCGCTGGCAGGAGCTGGTCGACGCAATCAACGACGAGCTCGTCGCATGAGCGGCCTGCACGCCAAACTGTCGCCGTCGGGCGCGCATCGCTGGATGCGCTGCCCAGCGTCTCCGGCGCTTGAGGCGCCGTACCCAGACGACAGCAGCCCATACGCCGCTGAAGGCACGCTGGCGCACTTGCTCGCGTCCGAAGAGCTGGACGGCACTAAGCCTGCCGCTGAGCGCATCGGCGAGAAGCACACGATCGACGGCTTCGACTTCACGGTCGACAAGGTCATGGTCGCGTACGTTGAGGACTATGTGAAGCTCGTGCGTGAGTATGCCGAGGGCGGCGTCTTACTCGTCGAGCAGCGCGTGCCGATCGGCCACATGACCGGCGAGACTGATGCCACCGGCACCAGCGACGCTGTCATCGTCCACGCTGCGGAGAAGCGCCTGACGGTCGTCGACCTCAAATATGGCATGGGCGTCAAGGTCTATGCCGACGGCAACGAGCAAGCCATGATGTACGCGCTCGGTGCGATGGAGGCCTATGAGCAGCTCGGCGACTTTACTGACGTCTGCATGGTCATCCACCAGCCGCGCCTCAACCACGTGGCCGAGCATTGGGTTAGGGCTGATGATCTGATGGCCTTTGCCAAGAAGGTCAGCAGCGGCGCAGAGGCGACACGCAACGATAAGGCAGAGCCTGTGCCCGGCGAGAAGCAGTGCAAGTTCTGCAAGGCTAAGTCGAGCTGCCCTGCGTTGCAGGCGATCGTGGACGAGACGGCAGACGAAGAGGCTACGGCTGATGACTTCGCCGATCTGGGCGACAACGCGCTCAGCATCGCCATGGGCCGCGTCGATCTCATAGAGCAGTGGTGCAAGAGCATCCGCGCCGAAGTCGAGCGTCGTCTCACTAAGGGCCTCGACGTGACCGGCTACAAGCTCGTAGAAGGCCGCAAGGGCAATCGGGCATGGTCTGATGCCAAGGACGCTCAGGACCGCCTCAGCGCCGTCCTGAAGCGTGATGAGCTGTATGAGGAGAAGTTCATCTCGCCGGCAACGGCTGAGAAGCTGCTCAAGAAAGATCCCGAAGGGCTGAAGCTGCTCGATGAGCTGACCCACCGCCCTGAAGGTAAGCTGTCTGTCGCACCCGCGGCTGACAAACGGCCTGAGAAGGCCACAACCGCTGTCGCCGATGATTTCGCCGACCGCTGATATAAGGAAACTACGAACATGAAAGTTGTGATTGAAGACGTCCGCCTGTCGTTCCCCGACATCTTTGAGGCCAAAAGCTTCGGCGCCGATGAGAAGGCGGCCTACTCGGCTAAGTTCATCATCGACCCCAAGAGCGCCAACGTGAAGAAGCTTGAGGCCGCCATTGCGGAGGTCGCCAAGGAAAAGTGGGGCGAGAAGGCCGACGGCGCCCTCGACATCATTAACGAGGACAAGAAGAACGCCTTCGTTAAGGGCCCGTACAAGAACAAGAAGACTGGCGAGGTGTACGACGGCTTTCAGGGCATGTTCCACCTCAACTCGCGCACCGGCGCTGATAAGCCGGGGCCTAAGACGTTCGACCGCGCCAAGCGCCCTGTAACAGCTCGTGACGGCGTGTTCTATGCGGGCTGCTACGTCGACGCCGTCGTCGACATTTACGCTCAGGACCACCCGAAGTACGGTCGCCGTATCAACTGCGGTCTGCTCGGCGTGCGCTTTGTGCGTGACGGCGATAGCTTCTCTGGCGGCGGTGGCGTGTCGGTTGACGACTTTGCCGATCTCGAGCCGTCGGCTGACGGCGCTGACTTTCTATAAGGAGGACTGATATGTCTGACGTAGGACACAACAGCGTTGCCGGTGATCAGCTTCGCCTCTTGATCGAGCGCATTGAGCGTCTCGAGGAAGATAAGAAGGGCATCACGGACGACATCAAAGACGTCTACGGCGAAGCTAAGGCCGTCGGCTTTGATGCCAAGATCATCAAGAAGCTGGTCGCTCTGCGCAAGAAGGACGCCGACAGCCGCCGCGAAGAAGCGGCGCTGCTGGACCTTTACGCCAGCGCTATTGGCTTGGACCTGATCTAAGCGTATAGAGAGGCGTCGCGGCGGGGTTGGAAGTCACCTGCCGCGGCGTCCTCCTTTCTGGCGAGGCGCGTGGTGTGCGGGTGTCCCTCCGCTTGCTTGATAACCTCCGCGCGCCTCACCTGAACGGAGGACACTACGAAATGACCAAACTTACCATACCACAAATCCGCGACTTGATTTCTGAACTGGCCGATGAAGGCATAAAGCTGGCCCGTCGTCAGTATGAAATAAACTTGCGCATAAACGCGTTGATGCAGGAGACGTATCGCCGCAGCTACACACGCGCGCCGGTGAAGAGCAAACGCATCACGGCAGACGTGCGGGCGTCAGTCCGTCACATGGCGGCCAACAACCCCGACATGACACACCAAGATATCGCCGAAGCGCACAATATCAACATTGGCCGCGTCAGCGAGATCCTGCACGGGAAGCGTTGATGACGACGCTCTGGCTCGACCTCGAAACATACAGCGAGACGCCAATTACGCACGGGACGCACAAGTACGCGGAGAACGCCGAAGTGCTGCTCGTGGCGTATGCGTTTGACGACGAAGAGGTCGAGGTCATGGACCTGACCGAGCGCGGCTCGCTGGACAACGTCCAGATGATGATCGACACGGCGGACAAGATCGTGATCCACAACAGCGCCTTCGACCGGACGGTGTTGCGTCACTGCAACGTGCACATGCCTCTCGATAAGGTCGAGGACACTATGGTCATCGCGCTGGCGCATGGCCTGCCCGGCTCGCTGGGTGCGCTGTGTGACGTTTTGGGCGTGCCGCAAGATAAAGCTAAAGACAAAGCGGGTAAAAAGCTGATACACTTGCTCACCAAGCCGCGGCCAAAAAACGTCAAGCTCAGGAGGGCAACACGTGACACACACCCCGAAGAGTGGGCAGCCTTCATCGAATACGCCCGCCTCGATGTGGACGCAATGCGCGTCGTATACCGACTGCTCCCAGACTGGAACCGTCATGGAGGTGAACGCGCTCTGTGGCTCCTCGATCAGAAAATTAATGACCGTGGTATCGCCGTCGATGTTGAGCTCGCAAACGCTGCACTACGAGCTTTTCAAAGAAGCTCGCGAGATCTGGCTGAGCGAACCCGAATTTTAACCAACGGCGCGGTCGGCTCGCTGACCCAGCGCGGCAAGTTTCTTGAGCACCTCGAGCAGACGCTGGCGTTCACGCCGGCGGATCTCAAGAAGGGCACCGTCAGCACGCTGCTGCAAGGCACCTTGACGCCAGAGGTGCGGGAGCTGCTAGAGATTAGACAGCAGGCTTCGGCAACGTCTCCTGCTAAGTATAAGGTGCTGCTGAAGGCAGCGAGCGCCGACGGGCGCTTGCGCGGCACGCTTCAGTTCTGCGGTGCATCACGCACCGGGCGTTGGGGCGGCCGTCTGTTCCAGCCTCAAAACCTGCCTCGCCCAGCGATCGGCAACCTGCGCGACGAGGAGTTGCAGCGGGCGATCGACATGGGCATCGACGCCATGAAGCTAGACTGCGAGGATCTGATCTTCGACAACGTATCCGAGTTATGCTCGAGCGCCGTGCGCGGGGCGCTCATCGCGGCGCCGGGGCACAAGCTGGTCGTTTCCGATCTGTCCAACATCGAGGGGCGCGTGCTCGCGTGGCTGGCCGGCGAGGAGTGGAAGACAGAGGCGTTTAAGCAGTTCGACGCAGGCGTCGGGCACGATCTCTACAAGCTGGCCTATGCCAAGTCCTTCAACAAGAAGGCCGAGGACGTCACGAAGGACGAGCGCCAAATCGGCAAGGTGCAGGAGCTGGCTCTGGGCTATCAGGGCAGCGTCGGGGCGTTCAGCAGCATGGCTGCGATATATGGCGTGTTCCTGCCTGAGGACGAGGTCAAGGGCATCGTCGAGGCGTGGCGCAAGGCGCACAGCGCGGTCGTCGCCCTGTGGTACGATATGGAGCGCGCCGTAAAGGACGCGATCCGCGCGCCTAATAAGCGCTTCACGGTGCGCGACTTATCAATCGGCTACAAGGACAACTGGCTGCGCATCAAGCTGCCGAGCGGGCGCTACCTCTGCTATCCGAACGCGGGCCTTAATGAGGGCTCCATCGTGTATGAGGGCGTCAACCAGTACACCAAGAAGTGGGAGACGATCGAGACCTACGGCGGCAAGCTGGTCGAGAATGTCGTGCAGGCCGTTGCGCGTGACGTGTTGGCATCCGGCATGTTCCGCGCTGAAGCTGCCGGCTACGCCGTCTGCCTGCACGTGCATGACGAGCTGATCACCGAGACGCCTGACACCGACGAGTATTCGGTCGACGAGCTGTCGCGCATCATGTCCACCAATCCCGGCTGGTCGTTGGGGCTGCCGCTTGCTGCGGCTGGCTTCGAGACGCGCCGCTACAAGAAGGACTGAGGCATGTTCACGCAACTGAACCCGTCGATACCGATGGACACGCCCAAAGGCTCTGGCCTTGCGCTGGCCGTCATCGATTACGGGCTGGAGCACAGCCTGCTCTGGGTCGTCGCGATCGACAACACTGGTGAGGTCTGGTGCGTGCCGAATGCTGACGTGCGCATGCAGAAGAACTGGTCCGCCGGGAGACCGCCAGCGTGACCCCCGCAGGCAAGCTACAGGCGCATCTCAAGCGTGTCGTGCAGCAGAGCGGCGGCCAGTACCGCAAGGTGCGCTGGGAGGGCCGCAGAGGCTGTCCTGACTGCTTTGTGTGGTGGACGTGGCCGCGCATCGCCTTCATTGAGGTTAAGGCCGAAGGTGACCGCTACAGCAAGCTACAGGAGCGTGAGGTCAGGCGCATGCAGGACGCGGGCATTCCGGTCTATACCGTGTCGACGATCGAGGGCATCGACATGATCGTGTCAGAGATACGATGACCAAAGTCTTCACACCCCACGACTACCAACGCCCAGCGATGCAGTGGCTCTACACAAAGCCGCGCTGTGCCTTGTGGATGCCCATGGGCGGCGGCAAGACGGTCACGACGCTGACCAGCCTAGAGAACCTGTCTGTCGTCGACGACGTCTACCCAGTGCTCGTGCTGGCGCCCTTGCGCGTTGCTAAGACGACGTGGCCTGACGAGATCGCGAAGTGGGATCACCTCAAGCACCTGCGCGTGTCACCCATCGTCGGCAGCGCCAAGGAGCGTAAAGCGGCGCTTGACACCAAGGCCGACATCTACACCATGAATTATGACAACCTTGTGTGGCTAACATCCGAGCTAGGCGACGCGTGGCCGTTCAGGACGGTCGTCGCAGACGAGCTGACGCGCCTCAAGAGCTTTCGCCTGCGGCAGGGGAGCAAACGTGCCGGGGCGCTCGGTAAGGTGGTGCACAGCAAAGTGAGCCGCTTTATCGGGCTGACCGGCACGCCCAACCCCAACGGTCTCAAGGATCTGTGGGGGCAGACGTGGTTCCTCGACAAGGGCGACCGGCTGGGGCGCACCTTCAGCGCCTTCACCGATCGCTGGTTCGCTAAGGGCTGGGACGGCTTCAGCCTTCAGCCGCTGCCCAACGCCCAGAAGGAGATCGAGAACCGCCTGCGTGACGTCTGCCTGACGGTCGACGCGCTGCCGGTCGATGAGCCGATACACAACCCGATCTACGTAGACCTGCCACGCAAGGCGCGGGCGATCTATAGCGACATGGAAAAACACATGTTCGCGGATTTGGACAATGGTGGTATAGAGGCAGCGAACGCCGCGGCACGCACAATGAAGTGTTTGCAGCTTGCTAACGGAGCCGCTTACGTCGACGACAACGGTACATGGGAGGAGGTGCACGATGCTAAACTGGATGCGCTCGATAGCGTCATCGAAGAAGCCAACGGCGCACCCGTCATGGTGGCCTACCATTTCAAGAGCGACTTGGCCCGGCTACAAAGCCGTTACCCTAAAGGCCGGGTTCTGGACGCTAAGTCTGACACGATCCGCGATTGGAACGCCGGACGGACGTCGTTACTATTCGCTCACCCTGCGTCGGCGGGACACGGCCTCAATCTTGCAGAAGGGGGCAACATCCTCGCCTTCTTCTCGCTCAACTGGAACCTAGAAGAGCATTTGCAAATCATCGAGCGTATCGGGCCCATGAGGCAGGCGCAAGCAGGGCTGAACCGGCCTGTGCTCGTGCACTACCTGATGGCGCGCGATACTGTGGACGACATGATCCTTGAGCGCCTGCGGTCAAAGAAGACCGTTCAAGAGATCCTACTCGAGGCACTAAAAAGGAAAAATCATGAAAGCGATTAAAGATGTTAATGAAGAGCTCAACGAGGCGGTCGCGTTGCCTAAGCCTAAAGCAGCCGAGATGTTAGGTCGTGCGGCTGCGCACATGCACGACCGATCCGCGACCTATGACGAGCCAGAGGGCGAACGGTCAATGGGCAAGATCGTGACGGCCTTCAACGCCATCACAGGCCGCGACCTGACCGAGAGCGAGGGTTGGATGTTCATGCAGCAGGTCAAGCTCGTGCGCCTGTTTACGCGCAGCGACTACCACGCCGACAGCGCCGAGGATAATATCGCCTATGCCGCGTTGCTGGCCGAAGCTAAGGGAGACGGACGTTGACGCGGTTGAATAAGTACTTTTGCCCCCATGACGCGCCTTGGGAAATGCCGTGCGCGTTGTGTGAGGCGGAAGATATTACCTACGTACCGCGAAGTCCAAAGAGGAAACTTGCTCAGGGCGAACCGCAAGACCGCCTTCCGCAAACCCATCCGGGCCAAACTTCTTAACGGCGTTGATGTACTCGGACACGTTATCTACCCACTCTTGGTCTAGCGGTTGTATAAGCGGGTTGTAGCCGAGGTCTTGGCGGATTGCTTTGGGCGCACGCCCAAACAGATAACTTAACTGCCTAAACGGCTCATACTGTTTCATCTCAGGGCGGTTATAAAGCTGCGACCAAACAAGTTCGCGGGGAACACCTACTTCAAAACCGCCGAGGTATGTGCCTCCGAGCTTGTGTGAATAGTTCGGGTGCTTCATCGAAACATCTTCTGGCGCGAGGGGGCCTTTGCCGGGTTCCAAAGCCGAGATCGAAAACCCTGAAGTACCTTCTGGCGCGTACAATAGTTCTGGCGTACTGATGCCCGCGCGATTTGCCCCAATGTCGGGGAAACCAGCGTTAAGAAACGGCGCGGAGTTCATGAGCTGCGTTACTGTGCGCCGTTGCCCCATCGTTGTGCGACCAATATCGTTTAACTGGTCGATAGCAGCGAGAGGATTGGTCCCAAAGCCGATAAAATCGCGGACGGCCTCGTCGTCTTTGCGTGTGGTGTTGCGAACCATGTTGTCAAAGACAGCAAGGTCTTTCGGGTTGATGTTACCCGCTGCAATTTGTTTGCCAATCAAATCAATCATGGCGGTGGATTGGTCTGCGGCCTCTGGCCCCATAGTCGTATATACGCCCGCAACTCGACCACCAAACCGATCCTGCGCTTCCTTGGCGGCGTTTTCCAAACCAGAGATAACAGATGGGCCTGAAGCCCACACTTCCCTTCCGCCGACACCAAGCTGTTGCCGAGCAAAGTCAGGGCCTGCATACGCACGCACGCCGCCTTCTTGAGGGCGACCCGCAATATCAAGGATTTCAGTTCCGCCGCGCAACTTGTCGCCGGTGAACGGGATGATTGAATTGAAATCTTTGGCAAGGTCTTCTGGGGTGATAAACTGACGGGGCGGCATTTCGACAAAAGGCTTGACGTTCGCGGCAACCTTATTCGCGGGCAAGCCGCCAGAGAGGCCGGAATAGCCTTTTTTGGATTGAGCGATAAAAGGTTTACGGCCTACAATCGGGACTTGGTTGGCGACAGCAAATGCGCCGCCGCGACCAGACCCTTCTGGAAACTCAACATTAGCGAGTTCTGGGTGCGGGTTTTCGACTGGTTCAACCGGTTGGTATTTTTCTTTGCGGGGCTTTGGTTCTGCCTTCTTTTTGGCAGGCGCGGCCTTCTTCTCTACCGGCTTGGACGCTTTTGCTTTCGGCGTCTCAGCTTTGGACGCGCGCTTCCTAGGCGTGACCTTCATGCTAGGCGTGTCCATGTTGAACACCCTACGCAGCGGCACTTCAAAGGCGTCGGGGATGTAATCCGCGCCAGCTTCAATGCCCTTTTCGATTAACCGGCGTACGGGTGTTCTGGCCATGCTTACTTCCTTGACTTCTTGACGGCGTATTTGCGGGGTTTTGCGGCACGGCCGCCTGTTTTGAACTCAAACCCTTCGTCACCTCGCATCGCCTTGAGAAGTGCTTCTAGGCCATTATCGCTTATAGGCAGCGCGTCGCGGATGCCAACGGGACCGCCAGATGGCTGCCAACCGATGTATTGCTCTGGGAGCAAAGTTGCGGCTTCAAGCGGGCCTCTAGTCGCGCTCCTGTCAAAACCGACAACGATAGGAACACTTTCAACACCAGCATCGCGAAGTGCGGCCATGCGGTGCCGCCCCTCGTGCCCCGTAACTCTCAGTTCGCCAGTTTCTAGCGGTGAGACCCGAAGGAAAAGCGGTTGCGTTTCCGCCCCAAGTCTTTGCATGTCCAGCGGCCTGACCTGCGTGTCAAAGGTCTCTATGTATTCCTTCGGGAGAGTGAGGCCCAAGAAGTCACGCGGGTTAATCCGCGTTGCAAGGGCTTTAGTGCGATCCGGCTCATAAAAATCAGCGTATGATGACAGGAGATTGTCTATGCGACTAGGTGACCACCCCGCTGTTTTCGGGCCGCTTTGCTCGATTGGTGCTGTGGGTTCGAACAGGTCAAACTGGCTTTTTATGTAATCTGGGCTTAGGGGAACGTACTGCGTCTGCTCGCCACCAAGATCGAGCATGTTCTCAATTTGGACGGTATCGTAGCCTTGGCGACGGGCTTCATTGTAAAGTGCCCGACCGCGTAGTTTAGGCCCAGAGGTATTGTCGATGCCTAAAGCGGCGGCCATATTATCGGTTAACCAACCGTGGCTTCCGTCTGGCCCTACGTCGCTCACGATTAGGGGTTTTTGCATTTTTGCAAATACTGGACGAACATTTGGGTCGCTGTTTATGGACGGTCCGTATTTCCGCGATTTGTCTTTGCCGCGTTCGACCGCGTAAATGTTAGCTATGTCTGGCTTGTCGGTGAGGAAAATTTCGCGGCCAGCCGAAAATTCTGGGAAGTCGGAAGAAGTGCCGTGATAAAGTGGCAGTTCCGTATTGAAACCCTGCTCCTGCGCGCGTTTTAGCCGCGCCGTAGAGGGCGTTTCCGCCTTTACCGCCAGCTCAGGCAAGCGCAGATTTTCGCTGATGACTTCTGGTGCTGTCTTCGCCCAGTCTGGCGCGTCGGGTGAGAACAAGTCGAAGTTGCGGGCGTAGTCAGCGGCCTTGAACCGGTCCATGTACTTGCCGCGCTCGTTTACGAAACCGCGAGAGTTAGCGTCCAGAGATGCTTGGGAACGGACCTTGGGGTCTGGGATCGCATCAAGCGCGTCAAGATGGGTTGGGCCTGTATATGTCTTTCCTCCGACCCGCACCGCAGACAGTAAACTGGGTGGTTTGCTTTTTGCCTTTGGCGTCACCGCTATCTGCGCCAATGATGCCTTCGGTTTACTCGCCTTCGACTTCGGCACATCGATACTGAACGCTTTACGCAACGGCGTCTCGATGACGTCTGGGATATAATCCGCGCCGGCTTCAATACCTCGTTCTATCAGTCGGCGTACCGGCGTTCTGGCCACGGCTTATTCCTCAGTACTTGGAAAGCAAACGCTTCAGCGTCATCGCAGCTTGGTAGCCCGGCTTGGTGCTGGCCACTTTGCCTGCGATACGCCGACCGGCAGCTTTTGCGCCAGCACCAGCGCCAGACGCGGCGGTGTACGAAAGCGTGTTGCCGACGGCGTCCTTGCGGATATCGCCAGCTATGTCAGCTCGCTCTTTGGCTTTGCCTGCGCCGTATGCCGCACCTTGCGCCAAGTCGTCGAGGCCGCCTACCACGAAACGTGCCGCCCGTGGAGCGCTGGCCATCATGCGTGTGGCGCCGAGGCTTGGGGCCAGCATCGACCCGCCAATCATGCCTGCGCCCTCAAGGGCCAGAGCCGTGTTCGGGTTGGCTAAGGCGTAACGCTCTTGCAGCCTGCGGATCTCGTCGCGCTCGGTCTTGTAGTCTCGGCCACCGGCTTTGGAGCGCAGGAAGGCCTCGATCTCGTCGGCGGTGCCGAACGTGAGACCTTGGCCAAATGTGCGAGCCGCGTTGCCGTAATCGTAGCCGCGCCTCGTCTCACCCTTGTTGCCGCCCCTGTTGAACGCTTGCACGGTGCCGCCATAGGCCATGCCGAGAGCTGGATCGCTGCGGTCCGCAAGTGGGTCAGCTTCGGCGAGCTCGTCGGTCCCTACGTAATAGCGGCGTCCCCCGCGCATCTCCGTCGGACGACCGTTCATTAAGACGGGGCCTTCCTCCGGCATTGCTGCTTGCGGTATCTCGTACTGCATCGCAAGATCCGCTATGCTCTGCGGCGGGGTTCGAGTTCCTGTGACGGTAATCTGCTCCTCGGCTGCCACATCACCCGCCGGCGCCACGGGGGCGCCAACGTACTTGTCGGCGAGTGCCTGCGCGTCGATCTTGTCGAGCATAGTGCCCGCCTGCGTCCCTGCCAGAAACAGTTCAGGGTACTTCTGGTAAAGCTCAGCCAATCCAGTGCCAGCGGCACCAAGACCTTGGCCAAACTTCGAACCTGTGATGGCGTCAAACGCACGCGCACCAGTACCCGCAACGCGGCCTGTGCCGTAAGCCAACTCACCTACTACACGCGGCGAGAAAAACGGCGCGGCAAGCAAGGTCGCCTTGCCCAAAGCTGGGCTGACTTTGCTTATGCCGCGAGGCGGGAAGGCGCTCACTGTTTGGCCAGCAAGCGTTTTTTCCAATACACCCGTGGGGTCCATCTCAAACATGCGCTCGGCTTGTGCGGTGCGTGCGCCGAAGCCTGTATTTACGTTGTTGCGGAAGATACTCTGGAGTTTCCGTGCGGACGTATCGACACTGGCTGCGGAACCGAGACTGAACGACTTCTCTATCTGCTGCGCTTCATTCACGGCTTTTTCATAGTCGCGCATGATTTTGGCGTAGAGATCGTCGTGGTTCACAAGTTCTTGGCGTACGGCGTTGTATGTCTGCTTGGCGATACCGGCGGCCTTGCTGTCGACCGCGCCATTTATCTTAGAGCCGATGTCATACACGTCGCGCTTAAACTGGTCCATCGAGAGCGGCAACAGAAGGTTTGGGTCTGCGGCGGCCTTCTGTGCGTACTCATCCACGAAGGAGTTCATCTTCTCCCACGCAAGATGGTCCGCAGGCCGCTCGCCCTTGCGGGAAGACCACGTGTCGTAAGATCTAGGCTTTAGCTGCTGCACGCGCTGCTGGACTTTACCGATGTCGAGCGGAGTGGGTGTCCGCCCGAACTTCGCCATTTCATCGGAGTACGCCTGCGAGGCTTGCTGCCGCATCGTGCTGACAATGCCTTGCGCAGAGGCGACCACGTCTTCCGCCGTCCGTTCTGGGTTGCGCATGGCCTCTGTGAAGGCTTCGCTGGCTGGCGTCGGCGCACCCGCACGTCCGCGACCAAAGCCTGCGGAAACGGCGGTGTCAACGGACGCCCCACCGACGCCCGGCAAGAAGCCCGCAGCTTCGCCCGGCAACCGTTCTATGCCGGTAACCACATTAGGTGCGACGGTCTTAGCCTTCTGGTATGCTGCCGCAGGGGCGTCCGTAGCCAGCGACACTACTCCAGACAGAGGGTCGATAACCCGCCCAGCCGTGGACACGGCCTCACCTACCCTCGTCAAACCACCGGCCTTTAAGACGAAGCCTGAGCCTCCCAATAGCAGGCTGGCATCGCCGAGGAACGCAAGCGGGTCCTTAATCATGTATCGCTTTATGTTGTCCGCGCCGCCATACTGCTCTTCCAGCATCGTAGCGGCGGCTTTCAGCGTAGGATCGTCAGTGTCGCCCTGCAAGAGCGCACCCACCAAATCCGTGGTTGTATTAAATGTTTGAATTGGGCTGGCAATCATCCCACCAAGGCCGGTGACCAACTGCGCCGCGCTTTCAGGCAGGTTACGCCCCATCTGTGCGACGGTTTCGAACAGACCGGCGTTCTTGCTGGCGGCCTCGTCGATTGCTTTGTAGTCTATCCCACCACGCTGCGCAGGCGGGAGTTTGAATACCTCCGCGTTGTCGATGGCGGTCTGCGCCTCGTAATTGCCGCGCTGCGCCTCGTCGATGAAACCTTCTTTGACTGCCGCGTCGGCAAGCATCTTGGCGTAGCCTTCGGCGGTGGCGCCTTCGGCTTTTGTGTATGCGTTAATGCTGCTTTCGGCCTCTGGCGAAAAGCGGAAGCCTTTGACGTCCTCGCCGGAGATGCGCATGCCTTCGGGCGCAGACATGAGACCCGAGCGCTCGGCAACCTTATCAGCAGCCTTCTGCGTGGCATCGTACGCAAGGATTTTGTCTTTGTATAACGTCGCGGGGTGGGTGCCGAGTACAATCCCCGCATCCAAAGGTTGAACACCGAGTTCTGCCGTTTGAGCGTTAAAGTCGGCGATGTCGGCAACGTACGAGTTACGCGCATCGTTGTAGGCGTCGCGCTGGACCAACACGCGGTTCGTGATGAACCGGCGGATGTCTCTCCGTGTCTTTTCCGAAAACTTACCGGACTGCAAAAACTCGTTCCTGAACGCTTGCGGCAGTCGCTCAAGAGCGACTTGGATGTTGTTGTAGCGGTCGATGTCGCCCTGCATGACAGCGCCGGTAGGGTCTTGGACCTTAGCCGCCAAAGTCACGAGGTCTTGGTCGCCCGCTGAGTTAGGTGGTGTGCGCAGGGCAGTCGTAAAGTAGCGCATACCTTCGCGGTAAGTCTTGACCGCTTCAGTGGCGTCGAACTCTTTGCGTAGGTCGCGGCCATAGGTCTTCGCGTCGCGGATGACTTGTAGCTGATCTTTTTTCAAGTTGGTCGCAGCCTGCGGACCGGCAAACGGAGCCTTCGCCGTTTCCGTTTCGATGTCGAGGGCGCCCTTGGTAATCTCCTGACCCTTCTTCGTCTGCTCAGGCGTTTTCGAAGGGGAGGACGGAAGGTTAGTGAACCACGCGGGTTGATTGGACTTTGCCATGTTTATGTCTCCAAATTACCCAGTTGGGTTCGCGGGGGTGTATTTTGGTTTAGTCTGGTCTCCGCCGGGATACACGACGGGCGTGTTCGGCGGGAGATATGTCAGTTGCCGTTGGTCGGTGATGACGTAGTTTCCGAATTGGTTCATCTCCGGCATCGGAGGCGCGCCTCCAGTGCCGGGACGAACTTGATAGCCACGCATTCCGGGAATGGGGTCGTACTTAGCCTGTAGCGCCTTTAGACGCGCGGCCTCAGCGGCCCGATCTGCGCGGTAGAGCTGCCCAGCTTGCGTAGCATTAGCTTGCGCCATGCGAAGCTGTTCGCCTCCAATCTTGAGGCCGTATTGCTCAAGTAGCATGTCGCGCTCTTCTTGTGCTTTGCGCTTCATCGCCTGCTGGTTGAGCAGCGTCTCGCTAAGGTTGCCAAGGCTTTCGCCAAATGAGCCAGTCTTAGTCGGCTTGCCGAGCGCGGCAGCGATGGCCAGCCACTTCTCTGAGTTAGACGGTCCTGCGCGGCGCTCACGAAGTTTGTTCTGCGCGGCAGTTAGCAAGTTGATGTTGGCGTTGATCTGGTCGGTGACGCTCTTCTGCGCAGAAGCATACGCAGGGGCGCTGCTGACGCCGCCGAGGCCACCAGTGGCTCCACTCGCGACGGGCGTATCATCTACGGCTACGTCGTCTGAGCTCTGGTCCGTATATTCTTCTTCGTCCATCGAGGCTTCCTCTGCGTTAGGCGCCGACTGCGGCATGCCTAGTTCTTCTTGCTTCATTTTACGGATGTGTTCTATCTGCCACTGCTCAAGGGGTGGATTTGTAGCGTTCACTTTCCGCCCAGTCCCTTATACGTTGCGTACGCTTGGCCGACCGTGCTGAGCAGCGACGGGCTGAATGCGCCCGGCACTTCGGTGCCGACCTTCGTCGCGGCCTGCGGCACGGCTGGCTGCACGCCCTGAAGCGCGCCTGTCATCGCCTTGATCTGCTCCTGCGGGTAAGCCTGCCGCGCCAAGAAGTCTTCGCGAGCGATGTCGAGGTTCTTCTGCGCCAGAGCCTGCTGCTGAGAGCCAATCTGCTGGAGAGCGCCTGCGCCTGCCAACTCTTGCTGCTGACGCTGCTGCGCAAGCCCTGCCATCTGCTGAGCTGCGGCGAGTTGGTTCGACGTGTCTTGCCCGTACAGAGCACCTGTGCTCTTGCCGAGATCAGCGAGCATCTGCTGTTGCGCCTGTGTGAGCGCGCCGTAAGTCTGGCCGATGTCGGCCATCCGTGAGCCAGCACCAAGCAGCGCCTGCTGCTGAGCGCCGCCCAGACCGCCTGCGGTCGAGGCAAGCTGCGCCTGACGTGCCAGATCAGCTTGCGCCGTCTGCTGTGCTTGGCCGTAGCCCTGTTGAAGCGCGGCCGACTGCTGGGCCGAGATGCCTTCTATAGCATCGCGGATAGCGCGGCCGGTGATCTCAGCCTGACGCGTGCCGCCAAACTGACCTGCGCGGATCATCTCGTTCTCGATACCCGGCAGCACTTGCTCTTGCAGAGCGCGCGTGCCGAGCTGACCGATGCGATTGACGACCTGCTCTTGATACGGGTTCATGTACTGGCCAACCGTTTGCGCGGCGGTCTGCCCAGCCTGCGCCAAATACGGCTGTGCCATCTGGAGGCCGAGCGCGTCAGTGCTGCCAGCAACATAGCCTGCGCCTTGCTGGAGGCCCGGCGTTGCGGCTGCGAGACCAGACATGCCAGCGGCCTGTCCGAAATAAGGCTGAGCAGCGCCCAGAGCCGATCGACCGAAGACGTCCTGCGTCTTAGTCGACGCAGTGCCAAGCTCGGGGCGGAACGTAAAGGCGCCTTGACGCGTTGCTTCGAAGCCAGCCTGCTGATCAGGCGCGAAGTCGGCGACGCGCGGAATTGCTTTGCCAGAAGCGTCGACATACTCTTGGAACGGACGCGCTGCGACCGCCTGCTGGTTCGACAGGATGTCCATCGCGTAGTTGGTGTACCAGTCAGGCAGGATCGTCTGCTGCGTCGAAGACACAGGAACGGCTTCGACGGGCTTACCCTCTGTCAAGAAATCCAAAAAGCCCATTACGTACGTCCTCCTGACAGGTATTTCTCAGGCCGCTTAGCATTAACACTAAACTTGCCCTTAGCCAAGTTGCG